CTAGATCTAGATTGACATGACACTCTAGTAGTGTGAACATTCTTTGATCTCTACCTTTGCTCATGCCGTCTAGTTCTCTCTCTTTTTTGTCGGACTCTGATTCATTATCCTGACCTGGTGTTAATTCTATATCTCTATAGAAACCACCAACCTGTTGTTTTCGTAATTCATTTTCTGACATCTTAACAACATGGATGATTGATTCCGCATCGTCTAATGAGGTAGCCGAATATGGAACGACCAGGTCATCTGCAGGAACAAATTTAGAAACCGTTCTCTGCATAATCTCATCGTAATATATTTTTTTAAATGTAGATCCTGTGAGTGGTAGATAGAATAACATCTGATCAAACTCAGACTCGTACTCTTTCATCTCACCCATGATCTGGTAATTCATAAATTCTTTTACTCTGACAGACTGTGCCTCTTTATCTGGAGTTGGTGTGCCGATTATCTCTGTTCTGACTGGACCACCTGCCGGTAATAATTCTTTGTAAGCCAAAGATTGAAACTGTGTGACCGCCTCTGCCAACACCGGGTGAACAGCACCTGATGCACCTTTGAATGGTTCTGTGTTGTCCTCGTATTTAAATCCTAAAAGATCTAAACCTTTTGTGTAAGATGTCTCCCAATCTTTTCTTGATGATTTGTATTCTTGAAAATTCTCATATAGCTCGTGAC